TACGTATGAGCTTTCGTTTGCCTTTGATGATAAAGCCATGATTAGTTCTTTTGTTTTGTATTATTAAATATTAGTTTACCTTCTTCTGTTCGTGACAAGAAGGCTTCTATCTTTTTGAGATTAATCTCAGTTTTCTTATTAGTCTTACGCTCCTGCATCGGGTCCATCAAATTCGTTTGGGTCTCCGTAATATCCGCAGCCATATCCCTTTGGTAACACGATACCGTGGAAGTAATCGGGTTGCTTGTCAGGGTACATCCCATCGGGACCAGGATTATTGTAAATAGGAAAGTCCGATATATTGTCTCGAAGGTATTCCCTCGATCTTTCTCTGTAAAATTCTGCTGTATCTTGTACACTTTGTCTGATGTATTTCATTTGATCAATCGAAGCAGCAATAGCAGTTTCAGAGTCAGGTTGCATTAGACTCTTGTTAAATATCTTGTACGTTAAAGTTGGCAAAGCTTGATAAAGCGCGTAGTTAGCCAAAGTAGGAGCAATATAATCATCCAAAAGAATCTCATCAGCAGCTGTGAGTGTTGCTGCAACAATACGAGTCTTAAGTGCATTGTAATAAGTAGTACCAAGAAGACCTTGTATATAGATGTCTTGAGCTTCCAAAACATGTGGCATAAGATCTTGTGGTTCAACATTATCGTGAACTGAAGTCAATTTTTTTAGTCTACCTTCTGATATAAATAGTACGTCAGCCATTGTCCGATTGTGTATTTGGAGGTGGAGTTGGTCCACCAGTTTCAGGTGTTATTACCTCTTTTCTGTAAATAACAGTATTTGGTTCGATCTCAATTTTTACATTCATACCGAAACCTCTTAGAATGTACTCAAACTTTTTAGTTAGTACTTCTTGAATTGGTTCAATTACTGTGCCCATAAAATGGCCATAGGCAACTTCGATTTCTTCAGCATTATTAGAGAAACCACTTGCATCTTTAATACCCAATAACAAAGGACTTGAGATTCTGTGACTTGTGAGTATTCTGGAGCTAATACGTTGCTCTAGAACGATGTAGTAATCATCATTTGCAGAATCAATCGTTTGAACTTGTGGAGCTCGATCAGCACCATCTGAGAAGCTCAAAAATAGTTTACCAGCATTCTCAGCACCGCTAAATGCACGCTCTAAATCTTTGTAAATCATTTGTCTTTCTTCTGGACTTGCCATACCATTAGGTAGATTGACAAACATTCCAGGTGACATTCCATTTGAAATATTAGCGTTGTGAAAGACAGAGATACGCGAATCGAGCTCTATGTCATTGATGGCACCCATATATGAAGGGAGAGGGTATACATCGTTCCCCGGTGCATAATTAAAACAATAATATATTTGAGACGCATTATCACCTCTATTATCTGTAGAGTTATATGTTGCGTATTCAATAGGCTTATACTTGCGAGTATTAGCCCAATTCGAAGAAAAGTAATAGTGTGTTACTTCGTCATTCTCGTCTTGTTTGCCTGATCGTATCTTATCAAATGGCAGATGATATATTTCTGCTATACGATCTCCTGCTTTATTCCAAATGGTATTGAGTGCGAAACCACCATACAACAAATAGTCTATCGTTGCCTTCGCGAATACTTCATTTAGCGTCTCATTCATTGTGTTCATAATAGTATCACCATATGCGATAATACCCTCTCCACAAACTCCATCTTTTTTAGCATGTATTGCTGTATTGTGCATTGCAGATGACTGATATAACTCAATCATCTTTTGTGGCCATAGATTGTCATCGCCATATGCAATCCAATCTTTACCTCTGACCTCTTTAAATGTAGGCAGGTCAATTGCCTCAAAGTTTATAGCGTTAAATAACTTCATTGTCTATAGTATACGTATTGTTCGTTATCTTCATTGTCAGATTGATACTGCTGTGGATAATCATCAGTAAATAGAGTTTTAACTTTCGCAGGATATTGAGCTAATTCTGACCAAAGCCCAAACTTCTCACCTTCAAAATAAGCCATATAATAACCATCAACATCTTGATTTGTTACGTCTTCGAAAGGAGTACCTAAAAAGTCATATGAAAATAGAGTCCATCGAGATGTACCATTAACTCTATTTAAATCAAACTCACCTAAGGCTGTATTTTCTAAACCTTTGTTATTGTATAAACTAACAAGCTTTAATCTGTAACGTACGTAGCCATCCATCTGTCCGTCTACATATATGTTACCTCTGCCTGTGCTAAAATCAAAAACCATGCGATTAGTTGTATTGTTCTAACATTAGATATATTTATCTAACTTTTTGTATACGAAAAGAGGGGACCGAAGTCCCCTCTTAGCGCGTGTATGATAGGTCCGATATTACGATTCTGCAACCGTAACTTCGTACATTGTATCCGGTGATAAACCTGTCATCTCAATTGAGAATCCATTTCTATCTCCGAAGGCAGTTCCAGATTCTGCGGTAGAAGAGGTAGCAACTGCTCCTCTGTCATTACCGATCATCCATAACTTTCCGTTGTTATCTTTAACGATAACAAGTAATTTAGCGTTTTGAGCAAGTAGCTTTAACTGTTGTAGCTTGGTTGCTTCTAGCTTATTGAAAACTAGATTTACAACGTTGCTAAAGAACACGGTACCATTCTCATCGCTGAAAGTTCCTGTTTCAGTCATGCTCGCTGTTTGGCGAACTTGATCGAATAAAAACATATCAGTTCCTAGAGCTGTGATAGCTGTTGCACCAACTGTTATTGCACTTACTACGCCTGCAGCTTCGGTGACGACGATGTCTTCACCTGTTGCATCTAAAATATAAGCATACTCAATGCCACCCGAATTTTGGCGACATGTCAGAGCTATACCACTGGTTAGTTCACAAGGCATGTGTAGTGTGTGTTTTTTTTAGTTAGTTTATAGTGTGTTCTCAGAGAAAGCGTCAACTTCTGTGACCGCTACACCGATTTTCCATCTCATGATAGCTCTAACTTCGTCGTTAGACTCTGAGTAGAATAGCTTGAACTGCTCGAAATCACCAGTTAGGTCTGTACCCATGATGATCATATCAGCTGGTCCGCACATTGCGTAGTTACGCCCACTAAGACCTGAGTTCTCAACAACTCTTACAGATGTACCAGGTACAAATACCTCGTCGTCTGGAGAGATGTGGAAGTAGTTCTGCTGAGTGATAGCTAAAGCAAGTGATCTCTTGTAAGAAGGAGATACAACCATGATTAGGTTATCCTTGTTGATTGACTTCTCTGGAAGCGCTTCATATAAAGATTGCGCCTGGGAAATAGCGTTGGCTGCCGTCCAGGCAGCTGGAACAACAGTAGTCTGTGCAACAGCTCCGTTAGCAACTTGTACAATGTCTTCTAGACCATTGATAGCACCGTCTCCTTGTGTTAAGAAGTCTTCGTTCCACTTAGTTAATTTCTCAACAAAGTAGTTAGCTGTCAATTCCTCATATGGGATAGACTCGTTACCAGCCATTTGACCAGCAGCAAGAGCTTGACCCATGAAGTAGTCTTGTAAAGAAGTTGGGCATAAAGCTTGGTTGTACTTCTTAGAAGCTAGCTCCATATCAACTTGTGTGATGTCGGTGTTATTACCAGTACCATCAAATCCGCATGTTAGACCGTCTGCGGTAACAAAGTCTCCTGACAAGAGTGGAATCTTGACATTCATACCTTTTAGTCCTGCGCGTACATTTACGTACTGTGCAAGATCTGTTTGTAAAATTGTTTTTGAAATTAATTCAAAACTTAGCTCATCTACATAGGCGCTCAGCCCGGTTAAATCATAGCTCATTGTTTAATTATTTGTTTAGTGAATCTTTTCTAATCTGTCTAAGAGCGTTAAAGCGTGCTTCGTGCTTATCAGCAGCATTGGCTTTGTAGTCTTGCAGATTGTTTGTTATTTTCTTGGTGGCTGGTGCCTCCTTGAATGTGCTGAATTCAGCTTTGAGACCTGCAAGCTCATCGCGTAATGCGTTGATCTTGTCGAGGGCTGGTTGTAATGTATCTACGATAGAAGTGACAAATTCGTCAGAGAACTCTGCAGAAGCTTCTTCGACTACAACAGTCTCTTCTTCAACAGGAGCTTCTTCAGCAGCCTTTTCTTCGATTGATACAATAACACCACCTTCGGTAGTTACGATTAAGCCATCAGTGGTTTCATGAGCTCCGTCTGGTGCCGGGACATCTCCTTCTTCGGTTACAACGAAGATAGATTTTCCTGGTTCAAACTCGCCGTCAACTCTGACAACTGTACCGTCAACTAATGTAGCCTCAGCTAATTCAACATTCTCAATAGTAGCTTCAGGAATAACAGGAGTAGTCTCCTCATTTAGCCCGAGCATAACCTTGATTTTGGTGATTGCTTCGTTTGCGTTCATAGTATTAGATTTGTTTGCGTTATTGCTATATTAAATATAATGTCAGTTATTCTGACACTTTTTTGTTTCTTAGGTGTTCTATAGTCTTAGCTACATTCAAAATAATAGCCGATACTAGGACAATGATAGTTAGAGTGGCTTCTAAATCTATGGCAACTGCACCTAAGGCACCAAAGTTAATTACGTTTACGTTTTCGTCACTGAACATCTCTAAGTATGTTTTTTATAT